TGCCGCATCAGGTGCCGCGCCGCCTCCCGGCGCTGTGCAGGCGTAAGGTCGGGTTCCGCCCGGGCCCCGGCCAGGGCCTGGGCAGCTGCAATAAGGCCGCCGCGATTAAGCACCAGGCTGCCGTCCTGCTGGATCTCGTGGTGAGGACCCCATAGGTCTGCTTGAGTGAGGTCCGGTCCGATGTCGGCCTTAACTACGGCATACATCTCGCGGATGGCTTCGCGCACGCCTTCGGCACTTTCTTCAAGGCCAGCCTTCAGCCGCCGCCAGATTGCTGACTTATCAATTGAGCCCCATGAAGCATTTGAGACCTGCCCCCTTTTTATCTTAAACGGCATAGTCTCTCACCTCACTTGATACTTTCATTTTGGCATGTAACCTAGCGTGTTCCGAACGTGACAGTACAATAAGGTTTTCGGGTCTATTATCAAGAGGGTCGCCATTCAAATGATGAATAATTTCGTCGTTCTTTAATGGCCGGCCCAGCATCGTCTCTGCTACGAGTCGATGTTCCAAAACGTAACCCCTTACAGCAGATAGATGCTCTGGTGCCCTTTTTAGTAAATACTTACGTTTATCTCCACCGTAAATTGGTCCGTTGTTCCATCTGGGATTATTTGGCCCACTCCTGCTTTTTCCTTGGCCAATCGATGCACACTGTTTTGAACAATATTGTCCTTCACCTTTCCTGTTCCATGCCTCTGGTATTTCAAAAGAACACCCGCATATTAGGCATGTTTTTGTTACCCGTTTTCTCTTAGCTAAACCGGCGCACTGCCTGCTACAATAAACTTGTTTTCTCGTTCTTCGATATTTGCTTTCAAATAATTGACCGCAATGAGCACACCTAATCTTCATCCTCTCACCTCGCTTTCAAGCCAATAGAAAAACCGCCTCATGGGCGGTTACTGGACGGTTTTTGCGTCAGCACTTTTGGCTCCGGCGGCGCCTGGGGCTTATTCTGGATTACCCCCTGCTGACTAATCTGCACCAGCCCTTTCGGGCTATATTTTCCGTCCGGGCCCCGAGGAACAAAGGTTTTACTCCCCGGACTGTAGCTTAAAATACTCCCACTCATAGTTATCACCTTCTTTCTCAACCAAAATCAAAAGCGCCGGTTCCTTTGCCAGCGCCTTTTATTGTGTGGTTTTTTAGTCACGGGAGAGCGTCCCAAAAGTTTCCCGCAGGACCTTTCCGTTTCGATCCATTTCCCGGATTACAGCACGGGTAGCTTTCGATTTATCTACCACATTTCCTTGATCATCCATGTAGACAATATCCGACCGTACGCCTCCCGCAGGCGTCAGGCCAATACCAACATCACGTTCGGTCATAATCCCAACTCCCTCTTTATTAGCGCTGCCCGGTTACGGAAGAAATGTTCAAAATAGGTCCTATCAAGCAACACCCTGCAAACAGAATCTGCAAAATCCTCATGTACTGATTGAGTTTTTTCAGCATACGGTGAAACCCATTTCTTGCGGCTAAAAGTATAATCATCGTTTACCGCTCGCTGCCATGCCTGGGTATCGGAGAAATAATTACCGTGCGAAATTTTTTGGCCTAAATCCTGGTCTAAATTATGGCCGGCCTCATGTGCCAATGTTTCGGGTAGATGCCTTCGGATTTGTTCAGGACTCATATACTCGTTCGCATAGAAGTGAATTCTTCCTTTCCCACCGGTAGCGAAAGACCTAAAGTCCTTAATCCCGTACTTCTGCTCCCAGTATAAGTCATCCGGATTCCGGTAGTCAAGGATTTGGATCTCATTTACCAGGCTTTTAAGTCTTTCAGGCAGTTTCTCTAACTCCGTCCCGACCTCATCTACAGTTAGCTTTTGCAACGTAGTATCCAGGTCCACCGGTACCACAATCTTGGTATTCCCCAACTGGCGAATAGCAACGTCGCGGGTTTTCCCGCCGTACAAGGTGTAACCTTTGAGCAGGTTTGGAACAGGACTACTTTCGCTCCCTCCGGTGCCAGTTAATCCGGCAGGTCTTCTTAAAAACCGCCGCGCTGTGCTGTTATACCACATTTCCAGGTCGGGTTGCGACGCCGGATCCAGCATCCAGGCCTTCAGGCGCTCTTTGAACTCATCCGGATCTTCCATGGCGGGGATAATTACACACTTGCAAAATGGATGGGGGCGTGCCGGCTCCTCCCCCTTGGGCCAGAAGCCATTGCCGTTATGAGCGGCGTAATCGTCGCAAACATCCCGGATGGGATGGCTATGGCTTAGACGCCAATAAATACCCCGGGCGCTGGGTACTGCTTGGTATGCGTTTATGGTGCCCTCATGGAAGGCATTATTCATCTCCGTGACGGCCAGGCGCATAGCCTCCATACTGACCGATTTGGGCACGCCCAGGTTACGCCTGGTCTCCGCCTTGAGTGCTGTCCACACATCGGGCTGCAGATATCGCTGCACCTGTCGGGCCAGTTGGCGGCTGTCCAGCCCCCGGGTTACCCCGTCCTCCACAATTTTTTGGAGGGCCTGCCGGGCATGCTGGCTGATTCGCCAGACTCGATCAGAGAGCTTCAACCCGTCGTGGCGGGTGCGGGATAATAGACTCAAGACTGCCCGCTGGTTTATATCAGCGAACAGCCATTTCACTTCCGTCTGGTCAAAGACTCCCGAAAAAAGCTCCCGCGCCACCTCCTCCGGACCGCTTACCGCCTTGTCAACCGCCAGGCGGATACCGTTAGTAACAGCATCAAGTACCTCCTGGTTTAGCGTTCTGGCAGCTTTCTCCAGAACTCCGGCCAGGGCTGTCAGGTGGGCCCGCCGTAGGGTACCGGGGGTGATGCCTTCAATTTCTGCCCGCAGTTGCGTTGCTACCCGGCGGTACAGCGCCTTAACATCCCGGACCGTGGTCACCTCTGCCCGGATAAACCGTCCCCGGGCCCGGTAAAGGTGTTCGCCGTAATCGCCCTGGGCTGCCCCTATCCAATCCAGCTTGCCCTGTATTTCTTTGCGAAACTGGTCCCAATCAATAGCCATCAGGCTTCACCGCCCTGGCTATCCCGGCCACCTTCCTCGTCTTCCTCCCCTTCCTCCGGCAGAAACCCTTGGCCGTCCTGCAACCGCTGCATCAAAGTAAAGCTCCTGGCCACCCGGCGGCGCTCATCGTCATCGGCATCCGGGTCCAGATACGGCAGCATGGTCGGCACAAACTCCCGTAGAAACTCAGCCGCGGCATCTACCGAGACAAGGCCTGCTTCTATTCCGGTGACCAGGCCCTCCACCAGGGTCTTAATCGTGTCGGCTGTCTCCTTGTCGTTTTTCGGGCTAAGCTCATCCCAGCCTACGTCAACCTGGTAGGTATCCAGAGCCCGGTTTTCCACCTTCGCCCACATTGCCAAGTACATGCCGACCAGTTCGCCATAAGGCTCCTCGAACATCCCCCGCTTGCGGCGGATCTTGCGGGCCAGGGGAACCATTTGCTCGGATACGCTGGCCTTGGAGGACTGCACCGCCGTGCCGAAAGCAAATTCCGGGGTCTCGCTCACGTCCACGATGCAGAAGTAAAGGAATTTCAGCAACGTGGTAATCCCGGCCAGACTGCTGTCGGCCGTGATGAAGCTGGCATCGTCACCTTCCTGGAGCAGGAAGATTTCTTTGTCCGCAAACTTGAGCTTCCCAGCCCTGATTTCGTCTTCGCTGAAGTTATCCTTCAGGAACTTCTCCACCGACTTGAGGCTGAACTTCGCCTTCGGCCGGCTGAACAGTTTCGACCCCTGAACCGCGAACAGCATCGTGTCGTGGTAAGCCTTCATAAACGGCTCCACCGGCTCCAGGTCACTACACCCGAACAACTGATTTTCCTCGGCCTCGTTCCGGAAATGCACCACCGGGATGAACCCCCAGGGGTTGGGTTCCTCCCGGTTCTGTTGGCGCAGCTCTGCCGGAGCCCGACCATCAGCCTCGATAGCCCGGCTCTTTAGTGTTAGGACTTCGGTCAGCGTGTACTCGGTAACTGTCCGGCCCTGCGCATCGGTCACCGTAACCGGGTACCTGATCACCAACTGCAGCCACTGGCCGGTCAAGGGGTCAGTCACCGGTGTCACCCATTCGGGGGGTATCATCTGCAGGTCAAAAACCTCCTGCCTTGGGTTAAACTTGTCTGGTACCCGGGCAATCCTTGCGAACACGTCACCGTCCCGCAGGGCATTGCGGTTGACGCGCAGCACTTTGCCAGTCCACCTGGTCATAATCTGCTCCAGATCCTGGTTTGCTTCGGGATCCGGGTGGGTGAAGTGCGGCGCCCCCATGAAGCCGGCGGTAGTGTTGATTATGGGCCGGGCGAACCCCGCTCCCAGCTTATACTTGTCCGCCGTATTCCGGTAGAGCTGCCTGGCCAGGTCATAATCCACCCGGGAAGAATCCAGCCGGTAGGGTGTCATATACTGAAAGCCCCAGCCGGACGGCCAGGCATTTCGGAGCACTGATATTTCCCCCAAGGGGGCAAACAGGCGTTGTATAATATTGCGCCGGGGTAGCCGGCGGAGATTGGATTTAGGCATAGAAGCTGGCCCCCTTCAAGAGGTTTTTAATGTCTTCAGATAAAGCTGCCTTTGGAGCGAAAGCAAGGACCACCGCATCCGCCCGGTCCGGGCTGCGGAGCCCCCGCTTCTTCATTTCTTTCTTGCTTTCCAGCTTGATCTTCCCCTTGCTTGTTAAGGTGTATTTTCTGGTAGAAAGTTGTCCAACCAGGTCTTCATCGTTAATAAGTTCAACTTCACCCTTCTGGAGCAGGTCCCGTAAGTGTGCCCATGATTCTGTACCCCAGTCCTCGTAGTGCTCTTTATCTTCTGGTGTCCCTCCGTTGTGACAATCAATCACATCGATATACAGGTTTTCTTCCCGGACGATCTCTCGCAAACGGTCAGTAACCGCACCACCGACGCCGTCATCATCAATCTTCACGACGCATCTGGGCTTCCCAAACTCCCGCATCAATTCTTTTGCCATAGCGACAGTCCTGCCTGTGGTTACCATCGTATCCTGCCCCTGGTATACATCCAACCTGACCATCTTCAGCCCTACCCGGGCAGCCAGGACCGTCTCATCGTCACCAAACCGAGCTACGTCCACGCCCAGCTCCAGCGGTCCTTCCGGCTCCACTTCTCGCATGATAGCCGCTTCAACCAGTTCAAGCGGTATAAAAGTATCGGGTTCAGCTTTGGGGAATTCTCCGTCAGCTCGAACCCGAACTATGTCGCTGTTTTCACCGTACTTTTTGACCAAGCGTTCCCGGTAACCCGAGTCAACCCTCTTACTGTCAGAACAGGCTACTTTTCTCACCCAGTACAGCGACCGGTTCTTGAAAAATGCGTCATGAAACTCACCGGAATTCCTGGTCGGGTTGCCGCAGATGAGCAGTTTCGCATCCGCCGTGGTTAGGGCGCCTTCGATAGTCTCAAAGATGCTATCTGCCACGCCCGAGGCCTCGTCCACAATAAAAAGTAGATGGTCCTCGTGGAACCCTGACATATTCTCTGGTTTGTTCGCCGTTCGGGCTACAGCAAACCAGCGTTCCGGGTGTTGCCGTTGAATAATTTTTGTTTTTTGCCATTCAAAATAAGGCTTCAGCGCCGGCGCCTTCTCTAGCCATTTCGCGGCTTCAGCCCAAAGTATATCATGAAGCTGCTGCCTGGTCGGTGCTGTGCACGGCACTTTAGGAAATGGTCTGGTGAACAGAAACCACAGCAGCGCCCAGGCTTCCAAAGCGGTTTTTCCGACGCCGTGGCCAGAACGGACGGCAACTCGGGGATGCTCAGCCAGTGCCTGCAGTGTCTCGGCCTGCCAGTCGTCAGGCTCGGTATTGAGGACCTGCTGGACGAATAGCACTGGCCGACGGATGTACTGAACCATCCCCTGGACCATTGCTGCGTCAATCTGGTGCTTTGACATCCCCTACCACATCCCACGCCTCTTTAAGCAGGTCGGCCAGGTTTACCTCCAAGTTTACGTCCAGTTTATCCTTAAACATTCCTAGGTGCTTACCCAACAGTTCCAGAGCTTTTAGCTTATCATAGGTCTTGACTTCCCTTTCTACGATGTCGCCGGCCTCGGTTGGTATTCTTTTGACCTTCACGCTGGCGATGGTGGCTGTGTCTTCCCGGTTGGCGTCACCCCGAATCGTGGCTTCGTCCATGTTGATGACATCGGTGGGGTTGAGAAAAGCTACCTTGGCCAACTCAAGCAGCACCCGGTCCTGGTTTATCCCGGTACGACGGGACCGGGCGGCCAGGGCTTTGTCTATGGCAGCCTTTATTCTAGTTTTGTCTAGCAACTGTGAGCCGATCTTGCCGGCGTTCTTAACGCTGTAACCGGCACGAATAGCTGCAGCGGTAGCGTTCAGGTCAACAAGGTACTCTTCAACGAAGCACTGCTGTTTTGGTGTAAGTTTAGCCATAGTTTTTAAAACAATTCACCACCTCGCTTTATGGCAATAAAAAAGAGCCCGTGGGCTCTTACTTGTTTAATGTCAGGATAAACTTCTTACTTTATATATAGGGAGACAACTAGCTATTAGTAGCATACATTGTCAACCCCTTGTATGTCAAAGCCAATCCTTGCCCAAAATCTGGCATAAAACAGGAGTTCCGGCTATTTATCCTGCGTTAGATAATAGTATCTTGCCGTAAATTCAGGCGGCTTCTTTTTTCGCCTTCTTTTATTTTTTTTACTCCCTCTTTTTTTAAAATCCGGCGGACCGGAAGGCAGAACGTCTTTTGATTTATTATTTGGCGGACTACTTTCCCCCCACCACCTGAAAAATACCCTGCTTGACATGTTTACTATTATCTTGGGACACGTTAAATAACACCGTACCGCCAAGCACCCCGGACAATTCAACTTCTCTGCCAACAACGTCCCACCTCCCCAAAAAATTAAAAAGGCCCAAGCGTTTTATCGCTCAGACCTCCCGTTTTTCGGGCCAGCCCATGATTTGAATGTCTTCCGGACATCCCACGTAATCACGTTTCCGTTTTGAATCCTGAAAATTATATCCCCGAACTTAACTTTGTCTATCTCTTCAGCCTGCCTTCTTATCTCGGCTATCAGTTGCTCGGAAACCTTATCCAGCCGGCGCCACCCTCTTCCTTGCCCATATACTAATCCTGCTCATCTCCCCGTCCTCGTGCCGGATCTCCCGGAACGTGTATACCGTGTCACATTTCATGCAGCGCCAGGCATCTTTCCCCTGTCCAAAGTAAACCCGGAAAAGCTCCTCACCGCCGCACTCCTTGCGCGGGCAAATCATCGACTCCCCAAGGCAACCGCCCCCTTTTTCTCCCCGTACAGCCCCATCGGGCAGTCCCAGACCAGGTCAGGATATCTAACCTGCTTGTCCATGGCCGCGCACCTGTCTTT